CGGTTTCTCTCGGTGAGAATGTGTTTGAGTTCTTGCTTCCTGTCACCAAGAAGGTAGTAAAGTTCAAGTTCCTTACTGGAGTCGATGAGGAAGAGATCATGCAGATTCAGGAGAGGAAGAAGAAGACAGGGTCTCTGTCTGACTCTCTGGTGACCACCAGGCTTCAGTTTGCCGTGGTTTCGGTTGATGGTAAGACGGATAAGGCTCTGATCTCAAACTTCATCAGGAACATGCCTGCAAGGGACTCACTTGCACTCAGGAACTTCATTGATAAGAATGAGCCGGGTGTTGACATGAAGGTCTTCATGGACTGTCCTTCTTGCTCCGAGTCTACGGAGATAAGGATGCCCATGGGTGCCGGCTTCTTTTGGCCTGGAACCGAGTGATCGAACAATCCACCTTGAGCACACATTCCTCCTAATGTACTACATGGGATTTACGTACGTTGAAGCGTACAATATTCCCATACAGTACAGGATCTGGTTCATCAACCGGGTCCAGGAGGAGCTCAAGAAGGCGAATGAAAAGGGAGACGGTCAGTCTCGAGCTGCCCATGACAATAGCGCCGAAGCGCGTTCAATGATGGGAAGGGCTCGAGCTCAAGTCCCATCTAAGCTCAGGAGATTCACATAAGACTTTCCGAGGTGATAGTTATCGACATGGACAGAAAGCTTCGTTCAAACCTCGCAAACTACATCCTCGGAAACACCCAGGAACTTCAAGTTGTTGGCAATCCATTACTATTGGCAACACTATACGAAGTGACTCAGGCATCACGTGAGTTACTGGAATGCCTACGCAGGGAATCATCTGAGACTGAAATTGCAAACGCAATTCAGAAAAAGAAGGATGCATCCACACGTTGGAAGAAGTTCACAGGTGACACTTGGAGCCTGTGACTTTTTGCTGCAAAACTAATTAATTGTAACGCGGCAAGGAATCATGCCTCCTCCATCCGACCCATCGTCTGCTAGCGTAAGAGAGACAAACGACCTTCTTGCACAGCAGTCTGCGCTGTGGACCGAGATAGCATCTTCGACCAGGACTATGGCAGATGCTCTGAATCGTGTGTCCAAGAACATGAACACTGCCACTGAGCAGGCTGGTCAGATGAAGAGGTCCATGGCTGCCTCTGCTGAGCAGTCAGTGAATGGAACACGTGACATTGCTGCTCAAAATGACATTGCTGCTCAAAAGGCTGTCAATAACAACAGCAAAATTCAAAAGAGCGTAAGAAACCTCGTCTCAGAGTTCGACGAGGCCGGAACTGCTCTTGAGAGGTTTGCCAGGGAACTGGAGTTCCAGGAAGCGTCATTTGGCATATTTGAGATAACAGACGCCCTCAATATGGCGTCGAATGCTGCTCGGCAGGCAGGTGAGAACGTATCAGGTGCATTCACGGCTGCGAATGCGAGGGTCGCCTCACTCATAAGTGGCGTCGGAACACTTGTAGGCGGACTTTTCAATATTGGAAAGGCAGTGCTTGCAATACCCTTCCAACTATTGGGACTTGCAGCAGAGGAAGGAAACAAGCTTCTTTCAGCCAAGAGTAGTGGAGGAGGCGGAGGTGACAATTCCTTCGCACTTGCACTAGAGGAAGTCAGGGATAAGCTCGGTGACATTGCGACAGGAGAAGGAAAACTTGTTGTCGACATGTACAATCAAATCGAGTCCGAGCAAAAGAACCTTGCCGGAACCGGTCTCACTCTTGCCGGTGTGTTTGGCAAACAGGCAGATGCCCTCAAGGCAATGCAGGAGATGTATGAGGGGCTTGGCCCCATGGTGTACGTCTTTGGTGATGAGCTCAAGACGTCAGCAACTAAGCTCACAATATTCCAGAAAGGACTCGGTCTCTCAAACGAGGAAATGCAGTCCTTTGCACAGGAGGCATACGCATCCGGCAAGAGCCTCACTGAAGTCCTTGAAGACACGGCAAGGATGTCTGAGACTCTCGGCAAGAAGTTTGGGATCAGTTCAAAGCTGATAAGCAAAGACCTTGCATACATGAGCGCGAACTACACAAAGTTCGGAAACATGAGCAGCAAGGCGATGGGCGCAGTCTCAGTCTACGTTAGGAAACTCGGTCTCGAGATGAAGGCTCTTGAGGGAGTCATGGGCGTCTTTGACGACTTTGAGTCAGGAGCGCAGGCCTCGGCAAAGTTGTCACAGGCATTCGGAATCCAGATCGACTCAATGAAGATGATGAAGACGCAGAATCCTGCTGAGCAGATTGATATGCTGCGTGATGCCTTCGCAAAGAGTGGAAAGTCGCTTGACGGCCTGAGCAGACAGCAGATCAATTACCTTGCACAGACTACAGGTCTCGGTGACAACCTCAAGCAGGCACTGGGACAGGCCGGCAAGGGAATGAAGCTTGGAGATGCTGAATCAGCTGCAGCAGATGCCGCATCTGAGACCAACCGCCAGCTAATGACTCAGTCAAAGCTGCTGCAGGCTCTCGCTACTAACATCAAGAAGCTTCCAGGTGAGAGTGGTGGCGGCGGAGGCGCCAACGAAGCGAAGAAGGAGTTCACATCTTTCATAGATGCATTCACCAGCGGATTCAAGAAGGCAATATCAGAATCCAAGGCCATGAAGAAGATGTCAGAGAACATTGCGCTTGCAATGCAAAAGTTCTACGACATCGGCGTAAAGGTAGGCGATTTCTTCCTCAAGACCTTTCCGGAGATCGAACAGATCTTTGGAGGGATAGCAGACATATTCGACCCGGCCAAGTTTGAGCTGCAGGGAAACAAGCTCGTAGAGATATTCCAGAACCTCTTCAAGGACCTGAAGAATCCTGCTACTGCCGAGAAGGCCTTCTCAAAGTTCTTTGATTCTTTCATAGACTGGTTCAAGGGCATGTTCAACAATCCGGCGGCAACCAGCGGAATAATGTCTGCAGTTGAAACACTCGTCGGTTACATGGGAAATGCCCTGGTCGGTGCGACAAGCTTCCTGATGGAGAAACTCACTGAGGTCCTCAATGCCCTTGCCGACTTCATATCAGGCGACTCAACAAACACACTCATATCTGATGCTACTGAGACTGGCATTGGCGCTGCGTTCAAGAATGCCTTCATAAAGCTCGGTGAGGTGATTGAGAAGAACTGGCCCAAGCTCAAGGAGGCCCTGGTCCGCCTGCTGGAACTTGCATTTGAGGCAATAAAGCCATACCTCTACAAGGCGATGGCGATCTACTTTGGAATGATCTTCATCCAGGGAATTGTCCTTGGAATTGCATCAGCAATGGCATCCGCCGCTGTTACAGCTGGCATGGAAAAGCTGATGCAATTTATGGACCTGAAGATGCGCCGCGGTCTCCTGAATGTCTTCAAGAAGAACACGCAGGCTGCGGCGGCCGGATCTGTCCCAACTGCGCCCTCACCGCAGGCAGGAATCGCAGCACAGGCACAAAAAGTTGAAGGCACGACAGCTGCCGCCGCCGGTCCGGTCGCACCCACAAAGTCCCTTCTTGAGAGGCTCATTGATCTCAAACCAGATGATATCAAGAAAGCAGGTCAGAACCTCTGGGCAATCGTCAGGCATTTGATTCCTCCTCTCATTGGATTCCTTGCTGCTTTGTTTGTTGTTGGGAAGGTAATCCTCACTGTTGGCATTGCACCCATCATCGTTGGTTTGCTCGCTCTCGGAGGAGCGATACTTGCGATTGCTGGAATCTCAATGGTTGCGAATACACTTCCAACCAAGGGCCAGTCATTAAAAACTGCTGAAAAAATCAAAGGAACTTATCCTATCCTCACGGCTGCCGCAGGATTGATGGCAATCATGGCAGGCATTGGTGCAATTCTTGCACTTGTCCCAGGAGGTGTTGCAGCCGTAGCCCTTGGTCTTGGGATGGTTGTCGCAACAGTTCTTGGAATAACAGCGATATCCTACGCAGCAGGATTTTTGCCGACCCCGGCAAAGGGAATGAAGTCTGCGATGTCGTTGGGAATCACAGGCTTAGCGATCCTTACTGCATCTTCTATTCTAATGGCTGCGATGGGCGGATTGGTTATCCTCTTTGAGAGCTTTGGTCTTGATCCAATGAAGATCACACTGTTATCACTTGCAATGCTTGTGACTATTGGGTCACTCATGGCAATTGCAGGGCTGGGTTATCTACTCTCGACAGTCGTAACTCCGGCAATAGCAGGACAGATTGCAATAGGGCTCATGGTCGGATCAGTCGTAATACTGGCCGCCCTTGCTGTTCTTGCTCTTGGCTTGAAGGCATTTATGGCAATTGCGCCGACACCTGAGGAGGCATGGAAAGGAGCTTCCACCATAGGCGCAATGACACTGATAATAGCTGCAATGGCAGCGATGGTTGCACTTGCTCTTGGTATTGGATTCCTACTCGTAAATCCAGCGACTCTTTACATGATTGGAGCAGGAATTATAGGCCTGGCCACGATGATGATTGGTGTCATTCCAATCATGGCGAACATGCTTGAAGAGATAAACAAGGCGCCTTTCGACCCAGGAACAACTTTCAAGAAAGTCCAGGTCCTTGAGAAGGTGTTCGGCCTACTTGATCCTCTCTTTGAGATAGTCAAGATGACAATTGCAAGGTCAGACGGCTGGTTCACGACAGATGAAGAGGATGCTCAGACACTCAAGACTCAGCTGGACTCAATTGCAGGATTCTTCCAAACTATCCTGTTCTCCCTTGCTGTGTCAATCAGGACAATATTCGATGCAGCTTCTCGAATTCCATCGTACACAGAGTCAGACTTTAAGAGGGCCGAGCTTGTTGCCGCCATGCTTGACCCGATCTCAAACCTCATCACATCGCTCACATCAGGCATCAGTTCGTTCTCTGGTTCAGCTGAGGAAAGATCCAGCCTTGGGGTCACGACAAAGGTTGGAGTCACGGCTGCCAGTCAACTTGACGCACTCAAGGACTTCCTGCTGGGACCAAACAAGAACGGCATATTCTATGCTGTAATCGACACTCTGCCGCTCATCATGGAAACAATAGACAAGATGACAGCAGCGATGTCAGAGAAGCAGATCAAGTCCATGTCAGCAAAGGCAGAGATGGTTGGTAAGATGGTAGGAGCGATAGGTGATCTTGCCGGTGCCTTCGGATCAATAGCCCAAGCTGCCGCTGCTCTAGGCAAGACGACGCAGAAGGGAGAATCAGGAAAGGCAAACTTTGCAATGCTCACAGGAGCTACGCTGGAGTCCTCCAAGTACGAAAACACGTTTGTTGACATGGACAAGGTCATCACATTCATGGGAGAAGGCGGTCCGTTTCAGATAGTGTTCGACAAATTGAAGAACATGTTGCCGGGTCTCATGGAAAAGTTCAATGAGATCAACATAACAGGTGACCCGAAAACGGTGAAGGACAAGGCTGAAGGTGTGGGTGCAGCGATCTCAACAATCGTCACAGCAATTCAGAACATGCTGGCCCTGTTCCCAGAGGGTGATGACTTTGTCAAGTTGAAGGCAGACTTCCTGATTAAGTCGAATGCTGTGAAGAAAGTGATCGAAGAGCTCCTACCAGTCGTGAAGGGGATGGCCGACATGTTCCTCAGCATATCGATACCAGGAACAGCCGAAGAAATCAAGCAGCGTGTTACGAATGTTGGAAGCGTCATGACAATGATATGGGAGCAGGTCACACGGCTCACCGGAGTCATGAACTCGATAACCGAGACCACAAAGGGAATAGGAGAGGCTGCCGTTACAGAGGCGAACACAGCATCATTTGAGTCGAAGGCCGGCGCCGTGACCAGAGTGATTAATGTTCTCAGCGGTGCAATCGTACAAATTGTCAGTGCTTTCAACATGATCCCCTCACCGACTGCTACCGTCGGGACGATTGAGGAAAAGATAACAGCAATTGAGAATGTGACGACATCAATGATGATTGGTGTTGAGAGGCTCCTCAACGCATTCACAACGTCTTTCTTTGAGAGGTCTTTGGAGAGTCGAGCAAGCGAACTGATGAACATGAGGGGTACTGTAGGAAATTACATCAATGCAGCGGCTGCAAACCTGAACATAGTCCTAACGGCATTCAACAGCCTTCCAACGTTCACCACTGAAAAGTTTGCTGGGATTGAGGCTGGATTCCAAGCACTTTCTAACTTGGGCCTGTACCTTGATGGAATTCAGGGTTCCATCGACACGATGCGTGAGATCTCCAGTGACAGTTACACTGAATTGATCCTGAAAACTGTTGATCAAATCAACATGATTGATGAGCAGCTCGCTGGCATTGAGAACATCAATATGAATGCCAGGATTGAAAAGATAGGAAAGCTCCTCGCAATCTCACCTGAAAAGCTCACTATCGATAACAAGCCAATCAATATCAACGTGCAGATCAACCTGACCATGGATGCTGCCGACCTCTCATTGGTGCTGGGTCAGGTAAAGACAAGGCAGGAACAGTCAGCCCCGCCAGGAACTCCTGGCGTTGGACCGAAGCAAACAGGTCCACGCCCAATGTGATAATTCTGTGACAATGTGGAGATGAGTCAATGAGAAATCCAAACGTTATTAATGAGATTATGAACAATCCGATTGTCAAGGCGATGCTGGAGCAGGCATCTCCGGAAGAAAAAGAAGAGGGCATGAGAATGATAAAGGAAGTTTCTACTACAATTCAGGGAAAGATATCGACCATGATGCCTGCACTTGACAGCATGAATCCGACTCAATTGGAGAAGCTTCTTAGGGAACAGACCTAACAGAAAAGTCAGGTCCACCTACATATTAACATGTCAATCAAGAACAACGATCCGAATGTGGACGCCGCCCTCTTCGTGCCCCAGGCAAACGAGAACGGACTCGACCTGAGCAAGCAAAACAGGATCACACTGGGCAAGTACCTGAGCGAGAGGACCAAAGGGAAGCAGTCTGATGACAAGATATTCCCATCGAGAAAAGCTCAGTACAACCCACCGAGATCGAATGCATTTCCAATCTCTGAGACTTCTGATGACTTGATCCTCAATCGAGATGTCCTGTCACAGATTTCTTCGGATCAGGAATCTTTTGTAACCGAAAATGACAGCGCTTACAAGGAGTGGAGCACAAAGGGCGGACCTGTAAGCCGGGATAAAATCATACGTGATGATACGTCAGATATCGAAAGGCATCGTGTCCTGAATTCAGTAATAGGTGGCCACAGGGCAGATGAGATTTTGAAACTTGACCAAGATCCAATAGAAGATCCTACATCAGCTGTTGCGGGGACAATCAACTCTTTACGAAGTTCTGAGACATCAAAGAGACTGAAAAGCGGTATCAGTTCCGTTTTAAGAGACAATATCTACACAAGGGATTCTTTCTTTACAGCAGGCAAGGTAAGTAAAAATTTTGAAGGTGATGACTTCACATCATCACTTGAAAAGATAGCTGAGATGAAGAAGGCCGCCGAGGACGCCCTGTTCTACTCGGCAGGCAAGAACACTGTAGGTCACCAGATAAATTTCGCGCCTGCTAATGTTCGAATTGGTGTAGATGGCATGCGTGTTCGCGAGGGAAAGGGTTCTATCGACCTTGTTGGTGACATAGAAAATGGAGTTGACGTTGATGGAAGCACATTCATTCCGTCGCATCTCATCAATCAGAACCAAGCAAGCCTAAAGGTAGATGATGGTCTCGGAACTACAGGAGGCATCTACACAGGGCTTTCCTACGGAAATAAGAACAGTGTAGACTCACCGTTTGGAAACCTGTTCAAGTCAGGAACTACGATACTCTCAGCGCTTGCTGCATTGCTTGCAATCATATTGGCAGTGCTTGTTTGGTCTGCTGTTGTAGCTCTCATAATTCAGAAGCTTGATAGACCTGATTACAGGACAGGCAGGTTGGCACCAGGATCAGAGAGAGACACTACATTTGGAGAAGACCTCCTTGGAATGGTCTTCGGCACAAAGAAGCCGTACAATGTGTCAACATTAGCAGCTGCATTTCAGGGAACATATCTCTTCCTTGGAATATCGACAAGTGGCGCAGATACAGGCACGATTGTTGGAAAAGCTCTGCTGAACTTTGCAATGAGTCCTGACTACTACGTTATGGTGTCAAGGTCAGTTCTCACAGGTCTTTATTCTTTCATCAACTCTTTCTCTGCCGGAGGAGGTGGAGTTGCAGGGGCGATGGCAATCCTTGGAGCTATCAGAACAAACAGGTTAGTCACATTTGTCAACAGGATCATAGATGTTGGGTCCGTGACTCTTCGCGGTGTCGACATAACAGAAGAAACTCTTGAGAAGCCACCTTCCAATCCTAATGATCTTGCGCAATATAGAGACAGTGCAATCAGAAGGGTGTCGAGGTCTAGAGAGACTGGCAATAAACTGTCTTGGAGATCTTCATCGACTGCTATGAAACTATTGATGCCTGGATCTATGATTCGAGGCGCAGCATTGCTTTATTCTGATGAAAAGAATCTTCAAAAAATTTGGGTTGACAGGATTGCAGGAAGAGTTCCACTTGCAGGAAGTGGCGGAAAATCAGTAACAGATGATGGCTACTTCGATCAAGAAAGCATAAAAGAGGTTGAGAAGGCTCTTGATGCTGAGTATGTTCCTTTCTACTTCCGAGATCTACGCACAAACGAGATCATTTCTTTTCATGCGTTCCTTGAGGACTTGTCAGACTCTTTTACTGCAAACTACACAGCAGCAGAAGGATTCGGACGGCAGGATCCGGTTCAGATGTACAAAAACACTACAAGATCTATCGGTTTCTCATTTTATGTTGTGAGCACGAGTCCGAAAGATCATGATGTTATGTGGTACAAAATCAACAAACTTGTGACTATGCTGTACCCACAGTATACTGATGGGAAGCTTGCATCGAACGTAGACAACAAGAATCAATTTGAGGTCCCGTTCTCGCAGGTCTACGGATCATCTCCTTTGATAAGGCTCAGAGTTGGTGACGTGATTGCAAGCAATTACAGCAGGTTTGGACTTGCAAGACTTTTTGGATTGGGAAAGAAAGACAGAACCTTTCACATTACAAAGGATGAAGATTCTGCAGAGCCACAAATTGCGAATGATCAATTTGAAAAAGTTAAGAAATCTTTAACTGACGGTGGAGAAGTAAACAGTGCATACTTTGAAAGGATAAAAGACAGCTCAACTGACGGCTCACCGAAACTGTCGTCTGATATGAACCCTTTCTCTGGAGCAGTTGCAGGAAGAATCATTCGTGGTGGTGTTTATGTTGGCTTTAAAGACAAGCCAAGCAGTATTCTAAAGCCAACATACAGGGTTCACCTTCGACCGAACACACAGGTCAAATTCTTAAAAATTGATGAAACTTTTGAATCAAATCATCTCACACTTCTTGGAAGCGCTTCTGGGCGCAAGAACGTTGCATTCTGCGAACTTGTAACACCTGTGAATCCAAGTGCATCACAGGCAGCTGATCCATCACCACCTAAAGGTGCAGATGCTTCAAAAGAAAAAGAACCAGATCAGGTGAAATATGTTGCTGTTCCATGGGAGCTTCTTGAAACGAATGTAGATATCGAGAATGATGGCTCTGAACTAATTCCGGTGATTTTCCTGCCATCAACAGAAAAATCGCCACCAGCCCCGGATGCTGGTAAAATAAAAAATATCGGTGACTTCTTCAGCAACAATAATGCAATAGTTCGATCCTTCGAGTCTTCAATGGGATACGGGCTAGCAGGAGTTCTCACATCCATGGCAATGGACTGGAATGAATCCACCTGGGAGACTGACCGCCTCGGCTCCAAGGCACCCATCTTCCTTAAGATAACCATGCAGTTTGCACCTATCCACGACCTACCGATGGGTCTTGACTCCCAGGGTGCAATGGTCGCCCCGGCTTACCCTGTTGGTGACCTCACTCGAGGATCACATGGAATCTCAAGGGTGAAACAAGACGGAACTTATGAAACCACCTTGGGAGAGAGCAAGCCTGCTGGAGGTGAAAATCCAAAGAACACAGTTACAGCACCATATAAGAAGAACTTCATATGAGAAGATACAGCAATTCACTTACCATTATGGGTGGGAAGTCCCTTGACTCCAGAAGTATGGCGACTACAGTTAGAAACCTTGTAGCATCAGGGCAGCTTTCTACAACAATAATAACTCTCAAAGAAGGAGAGAGGCTCGACCAGATTGCTGGAAAATACTACGGTGACTCTACTCTTTGGTGGGTTATTGCAGCAGCAAGTGGAATCGGGTGGGGATTGCAATGCCCACCTGGAACTGTTGTCGCCATTCCTGACAAGTCGCAGATGGAGAAGTTGTAATGGCTGAAAGCTCATTCATTACAAAGGAAGATTACGACAAAAACCTTGAATCGCTGCTAAAATACACAGGCAACTATTCAAATGTCGAACTCGCAATGTTGCAGTATGCAGGAGAAGTTGCTCAGGTCCAGGAAGCTTTGGGAGATGCACCTGACCTGTCATCAATAGCAACCTCTGCACCTGTGTCAAAGATTGCAAAAGAAATCATGTCTCTCACTCCAAGGAATGAATACCAAGGATTGACCGGCAGGTACACGAAAGAGATTGTAGACAGCCTTGTTGCCCTTATGTCAAATGCTGAGACCACTAAGTCTACAGGTGAAGAGCTCAGAAACGCCATAAGAATAACGATGCTTCATCCATACTCAGGTGACAAGGATAAACTAAAATACCTGATGAATGGTTCCACGACTCACTTCAAGGAAGGTGAACCTTCATTCTATGACCTTGTGAATTCAGTTCCAATGAAGTGTCATTCGACGCCTAGATTCATGAAAGCTGATTCGATCTCAGGGATTCCATCAATTGGAACAGGAGTGTCTTGCAGCGTCATAGAGATCCTGAAACCTGGCTTTGGTCCAACTTCACGTGACACCAAGGAGGTTGCAGCATTCACATCAATTGCTACATCACTTGAACTGTCCAGATGCATTCCATACTTCAAGATGGACGTTGTTCCTCCCAAGTTTGTCTTTGGAGATGATGAGGAAGATAAAGAAAAGAAGGGATCAACGATAGAAACACCTCCCTATTTCAATATCATCGGCTTCCTCAAAGGAGACAAGAAGGAAGTCCTTACAAACCTAAAGTCTCTCAAGTATGGGGCAGACGAAGGAATTTCTCTGTCTACCGGTTTTGATTCTACAAAGCCTGACGGAAAGAATGCCGTGAGGCTCTCAATGGGCGGCGGCGGAATGGAACTGTTCACGACCCCTCAGACAATGATGACTGAGAGGTCAAACCTCCAGAATTTTACGACTCCTGTGCTTGACAGGACAAGACCGTTCATGACTGTCACGAATGCAAAGATTACAACAAACATTGCATGCGGATGGAACGTCTACAAGAGCGCAACTCTCGAAATCGTCCTCCACGACAGGTCAAGAATGAATCTAATCGCACCCCTATTGAGGCCGGAGATCTTTGCCGGCACAGACAAGACCACTTTCTACCTTGAGTACGGATGGTCGCATCCAGATGGCAAGAAGACAACATCAGGAAGGGGTTTCGTCAATCCAATTGGTGCATTTCTCAACAGCATGCGAGTAAGAGAAGCATACGAGGCATACAACGTAAGCTACAACTTTGCAGACTCAGGACAGGTGAATATCAGTCTACAGCTTGTATCCAAGAGTCAGGTCGGGCTGTTTGCACTTGACACATCGATCACTGAAGTTCAAGAGAGCGTGCGGATTGTAGAAGAGCTTGTGAAGAAGATCAACAAGCAATTCAATGACATTGAATCAAGCGGGACTGATACATCCACCCTGAAGACGGCATTCCCAGAAGTGATTATGGGAGGAATAGGGTCAGCTGACGCTGCACTTTCGATGAACCTTGAAAAATACGAAGAGATTAAGAAGAATGTTGACTTGCTCGCCAAGTCTCCATCAGAGGCTGGCAAGGTTGGTGTCGAGATTCAAAGGCTTCTCCAGACAGTCAAACAAGCACAGGAAAGCTCCTCAGCGCAAGGCGTGAAAAAGCTTGAGAATCTCTACCAGAGTCAAGAGATATTTCCAATCTCATTCACATCTTCAGGTTCACCAAGTTCAAGCGTCACCATTCCACCGGGAAATCCTGGCGCAAAGGATTCATTAAGCGTGAGTAAACCTTGCGTCTCTCTTGGCAAGGTCCTGTATGCTTTCATAGCTGCACCACTTGCTTCGACTGGACAGTTTGCAGAGGTGCAGCTCATCTTTCACACGCACAACAGGCGAGCCTCATTCATGAGATCAGTCTCCATTGCTCGTCATCCACTTGACTATGAAATCCTGAAGAAGGATGTTACCGACTTTTTGAAGCAGAAGCCAAAGATGTCTATTGGCGATTTTATCACGATGTTGAACGAGAAGCACATTGGAAATGATTCATCTTTCGCTTACGGATTCAGCAAGTTCATGCCAAAGTCAGACAAGGACAAGGTAGATTCTACAATCCTTGAGAAGCAGTCTAAAGTTATAAACGCAGCCGGGATCAAGGACGGTGTCTATATGAAGCCGTCCATCTCACTCTATTCCGAGTGTGTCATGGGATCAAATTCTCAGCCTATCCTGAGAATTCATGTGACTGACAGCAGGTCCATAACGCACGCGAGCTACGTCGATATGCTGAGGAGCGCTAGAGACACTGCGGACAAGATCTTCTCATCGGTTGATATCAACCCTGACCATCCCATGTCCACAAACATACCAGAGGCAAAGTCTGTTGGCAGTGACATCGCAAAATTGAACAAGTACCTGACAGACAAGGGAGTCTTGAAGCCTGCTCTTGCTGAGTCAAAGGCACCCACCGCTAAGACTGATGAAAATAAGACACCAATCGATCAAAAGAATTCAATTACTGATGCAAAGTCCCTCAAAAGGCTTGTCTCTAAGGGAATGCCAACTATCAGGTATGGCCAAGGAGCCGGAGCAATAAACAGTATCGGAGTCTCATCTCTGTCAGACCCAGCTCTTACGACCGTCGCCCTCACGGCAGGCGGACAGTCAAGTGCGTTAGATCCAGCAAACGCAGACCAGTTGAGAGGAATTCCTATGAGGATTACTCCCGCTGAGATGAGTGTAGAAATGATCGGCTGTCCTCTCTTGAACCCAATGCAGTCTTTCTTCGTCGACCTTGACACTATGACATCATTGGACGGAATCTACACAATAAGCACAGTTGACCACACACTGAGTCCTGGTACCTTCACGACTTCATCAAAGCTGTTGAACACAGGAGATTCTTACGCTACGTTCAGGTCTGCAGGTACAGACATGTCAAATGCCCTCTCTAGATGGATGCAGGAGGACGCACAGAAGAAACTGATTGAAGAGGAGAAGAGGCAGCAACAGCTTCAGGAAGATAGAGTAAGGGAACAAAAGGCCGCTAGGGACATAGCCATACAGCATCAGAAAGACGAGCAAGCAAAGAGGCAAACGCTGAGTGACGCCGAGAAGGCTGCTATTGAAGATTACAATAAAGTACTTGACACTCTGTGGAAGAAGTTCATTAACTCAATCAATGGAAGGTCACGTAATGCTGAACAAAATGCAGACTGTCAACCATTTAGAGTCTCAGTCGAAGATGCAATGGGCCGCGAGAAGGTCATCGATCTCAGCGAGGCCTACTACAAGTCAGGCACAGGACTGTTTGTAGGCGTACACGAAGCCACAGATAGAATACTGCTATTGGCTGCGAAGTATGTTGACGAAGCAAGAGCCTCATACTCTACTAGCGGTGAATCAAGAAATATACTCAGCAGCATTACTGCTGCCATCTCAAACGTTCAAGGATTGCCATTGAACACTGGGAGAAGTGAACTGCAGTCTAGTTTCAGCAAAAACTTGAGCAGTGTGAAGCTAAGCGCTCAGGAAGCAGCTCTTTCTGAATTCCAGTCTGCAATAAGTGACAAGGATAATGCCATCAAGAAAGTCGTTGATGAGCTCCAGAAGAAACTAGAAAAGAAGTCTCCTTCATGAACAATGAAAACTTTGTCATAAAACTTGAATATGCAAGTGAAGATCTCAATTCCTGAAAAGTCATGTTCTCCTGGAATGTCAGTTCAATTTGATGGGAAGAGATTCTCGAAGACTCATGATCCAGAGTCGTGGTGGATGGAGTCAGGTCAAAATGAGACAAGGTCACTTGATGAGTCAATGTCTCTCTTTGGTCGAACACCTCCGTCAATAGTGTCACAAGGCCAGCGGGATGCATACGGTTCTCTCACATCATCAGAGATTCCCTGGATGCAGGCAATAGGAAAGGAGAAGTACCTTTCTGTTGTGAAGTCAGCGCACTCATCAGTTGTTGACTGGTTGCAGGACGAATCAACTAAGAAGTATGTCGACACTCATATCAAGTGTCGAAGCCTACTGATGTCTCTTGAGCCTGCATCGATAGACGCACGCGAGTTTGAAGCAAGGAGAAAGTCACCGTCAGTTGAGTCATTCATTCCGACATCAGGAAGGTTTGCTGCTGTTCCAAGGTACTCACAGGTGACACAGACAGGTCGTCTCAAGGTGATTGATGGACCAAAGATTCTCACAATATCGAAAGCAGACAGGCGTGTGATATCTTCGAGGTTCTCGGGAGGAAGGATACTTCAGGTAGATTATGTCTCGCTTGAGCCTCGTGTCGCTCTTTACACAGCTGGTGTGAAGCCAGACGGTGAGGATGTCTACGACTGGATATCTCGAAGCATTGGCGGAGGTCATTCAAGGTCCAAGGTCAAGGTTCCAACCCTTTCTGTCCTGTACGGTCAAGGCTCAAAGAATGATGATCCTGTCTCATCCTCAATTAGAGAAGAGGTCAAGAGGGTCTTTAAGATTGATGAACTGATGCAAAGGCTTCGATCCGAAGGCAACACAAACGGCTTTGGCAGGCCACTCGAGGACTGTGAGGACAGGTTGCTGATCCCTCACTACACACAGTCAACGGCAGTCGACGTTGCCCTGCTGGGCTTCAATACACTCATCCAGGACCTTGGTTCCCATGTCGGAAACGGAATCGTTCCGATATTCGTACTCCATGATGCCCTCATTCTCGATGTTTCACCTGAACTGTATGGACACCTTCGTAACAGGGTGAGCATGGGAGTTGAAGTCTCTCCTCTTGGAAGATTTCCATTGAGCCTTGGCCCTATCTGGGATGAATAGTTATTCACGGTGACCAATGACTAGGGAAGAATTCATTAGAAAGTCAATAGCCAGGACTCTCTTGGAACAGGGAGATATCGACCCTGATGATGAGCTCGGAGGCGGCGAAGTTACGTCAGCGTTTGACTCTGAGGAGGACTGGTCTAAACCGAAAGGAAGAAGGTCCAACGCATACATTGCGGCTGAGAATCTCGTTTCATCAAATCCAAAGTCCCTGTTCGACAGGCTTGGATTCACAAAGGTCTCAACGCCGCAGACTGGTAAGCTAGAAGATGTCAGGAATTTCTTGCAGCAGGTTACCATGAGCAACGCAGACCTTGCTCAAGTGTATGGCAAGGTCTCTATGTCAGGTGACTCTGTGTTCGTAGAGAGGAGGCGAGAAACAAGGGCAAACTCCGGTTACTTTGGCTCCAGCGCAGGTCCCTCATATGTCGTACAGAGCGCCGCTGCCTGTGGCAGGTGGATTAACCTTCTTATGATCGCTGCATCAAAGATGGGATGGGTCAAATTCAATCCTGAGAAAGACTTTGTGTTGCTTAGCAGCAATGACACTGGAATCATAAGGGTCACTGCAAGCAGTTACCCACCAGAGCAAAAGCAGTCATCAGGCACCAAGGCGCCACAATCTAGTCAGAATAAGGGCAATGTCCCTAAAAAGTGACGAATCCGTTGTTATAGTCAAACATGGAACTATCGATAGAACAGATTCAGTCGAAGTGGCAGACTCTAAATAAGCTTGCTGAGAATACAGGCACGAGGAGAGACGCAATAGTCGGAATGCTTGACTCTCTTGGTGAGAGGTATCTAATGGCACCGGCATCTGCGGCAAGTCACCTACCAGGTTGCTACTCAGGAGGTTTGCTAGACACGACACTCTCAGTAATCAAGAAAATGAGGTCACTTGCAAAGGCACTTGAGCTTGACGTGAGCAATGAGTCTATCATAGTTGTTGGGATCTGTCACAGTCTTGGACTACTTGGCGGGCCTGAGAACGGGCAGGACTACCTTGTTCCACAGGACTCTGACTGGCACCTGAAGCAGGGGAAGAGGTATAAGTTCGGAGAGTCGGTGGTAAAGATGCCGATCTCTCATAGGAGCCTGTACCTTGCACAGCACTTTGGAATACATCTCTCTCACGATGAGTGGCAGGCGATTGCAGTCTCAGGTGGGCAGTCCCGTGAGGAGAACCGATTTTACATCGGTTCCGAGTCCACAATTTCTATCCTCCTGATGCAGGCGCGCCAATGGGTCTTCGGCGACGGTAATAGTTAATTGCATGGAAGAGAAGGCACTAAGAATCCTGATTGCTGAGATGCTCAAGGCAGAACTTGATGAGCTTGACGAGGAAGAACTCGATGAGTTCTCGGGTGCTGGTGCCGTTGCCGGTTACACTCTTCCACTCGGCATGGAGCCGAAGGTGAAGAAGAACAAGAATCTTGGTGAGTCTGCTGCGCATGCAAACACTGTGATGCCTGCTGAATCTGCATCGATAGGAGGTTTCGATGACCACCTTCCTAAGTCTCGAGATTCCGACAAGGAGAAGCAGCGGAAGAGGATTGAGCGTGCACTTGAATCATATGAGAGCTCAGTTGAGAAGCTAGCAAGCTCATTCGGTGGATCCGAGTCTCCATTCGGCAACAAGGGAAAGCTATCTCGCAGAAAGGTGATAAGCTATCTTTCACCAAAGATCTGAACAACTTACAAACAATTACTACAATCTTGTTGCGGGTGGTTCCGCAATAAGGTGATGGACGGGGGTGACGCCGTTCCTCACTACTTCAACAACAATCAAGGACAAACAATCATGGCAATCGACTTTGACGCAATCCGTAAGAAGCTTGGCCAACTCTCCGGCCAGAACAAGAAGTCCACTATCATGTGGCGACCCGAGGAAGGCAAGGACTACAATGTCCGAATCATCGCGCTTCCTAACAACGACGGTCAGCCCTTCAAGGATCGCTGGTACTACTACGGTATCGGTGGTGACAAGGCAGCCGCAATCCTGGCCCCTTACCAGTTCGGTAAGAAGGATCCGATCCAGGAGCTGATCAACAAGCTTCGTGAGGACAACTCCGATGCAAGTCGTGAGCTTGCAAAGAAGCTCTACCCGAAGATGCGCACCTATGCTGCGGTAGTGGTTCGTGGTGAGGAGGATCGAGGCGTTCGACTCTGGGCATTCGGCAAGATGATCTACCAGGACCTCCTGAAGCTGATGCTGGATGAGGACTACGGTGACATCACCGATCCCCTCGAGGGCCGAGACGTCAAGGTCTCCGTGACCAAGACTCCTGGAAAGCAGTATGCAGACACCAAGGTCACCCCACGCGGAACCACATCTCCTCTGTCCAAGGACAAGGACCAGATCAAGACCTGGCTTTCCTCGATTCCGAACATCGACGACTACGAGGAGCTCACTCCTGTCGAGGAGATTGAGAAGCGAGTGAATGACTGGCTCGGTGGTGGAAGTGAGTCCAGCTCTTCCGAGAAGGAGGTTGGCCTCACCCGTGGCAACAAGTCCGACTCCATTGAGAACGACCTTGCTGAGCTTCGTGGCAACAAGCCTGCTTCGGCTCCTGTCAAGAAGAAGACCATGGATGACCTTGAGGATGCCTTCGCAGACCTCGAATAAAGGTTCCTGAAGTTGTCTCACCCAGGCTCACACCTGGGTGAACACATTTAAAGAGACTGTAGAATTGATTAGGAGAGAAATGACATGGCAAGGAAGAAGCTAAGTACGGGTGAGGTGACCAGCTCGGCCACCGAGGATTTCACCGCCGACCTCATTGATTCGCTCAACAAGGACCTCGGTCATCGAGTCGCTTATAACCTGGCGTCGGACACATCACCAACTCACGTGAAGCGCTGGATCTCAACAGGATCTAAGGGGCTCGACTACATCATCGCAAACCGACGGAATGGTGGCCTTCCTGAGGGTCGAATTGTGGAGGTGTTCGGTCCACCGTCCATCGGTAAGTCACACCTCGCAGCGCAGATCTGTCGATCAACCCAGCGCATGGGTGGAATTGCCGTCTACATCGACACTGAGAATGCTACAAACCCAGAGAACCTGGAGGCTCTTGGTGTCAACATCGGAAAGCGATTCGTCTACGTGGATACGCACTGTACCGAGGAGGTCTTCGATATTGCTGAGAAGACCATCCTGAAGGCGAAGGCACTCAACAAGGACGTTCCGATCACCATCATCTGGGACTCGGTGGCAGCATCGTCCCCGAAGGCCGAGCTGGATGGCGCTTACGACAAGGATACTATCGGCCTCCAGGCACGAGTACTTTCCAAGGGAATGCGTAAGATCACAGGTGTCATTGGTGACCAGAGCGTCCTCTTCGTCTGCCTCAACCAGATTCGAACAAAGATCGGTGTGATGTACGGTGATCCGACAGCGGTACCGGGCGGAAATGCAATTCCGTTCCACTCGTCGGTTAGAATCAAGCTTGGTGCCGGCTCCCAGATCAAGGGACCGAACGATGAGGTGCTTGGAATCAATGTCTCTGCAAAGACCATCAAGAACAAGGTGGCGAAGCCGTTCCGCACAGCGAACTTCCGAATCATCTTCGGGCAAGGCATCGAGGAGCATGAGGAGCTCTTTGACATCCTCCGTGACCACGGGCCTGACATGGTGGAAGAGCACCAGGTGGTGATCGAGGGTTCAGGCTCCTGGAAGGTCCTCCGAGTCACCAACGAGCAGAATGTCAACATCATCGAGAAGAAGTTCTATAAGGCTGACTTTGGTGAGATTATGAACACACCTGACTACAAGCCTTGGGTCGATGGACTTCTTGAGAAGGCGATGGTTCGACTGGCGGCAAACCCCGCTGCGGTTGACATCGACCCTGAGTCCTACGAGGAGGTGAAGGCAGTCGCTGATCTCCTTGGCGGTGACGACGAGATGGTTTCTCCGGAGTGAACCGTGAAGGACGGTCCTGTGATGTTGGTAGATGCGTACAACCTGTTTGTGCGCAACTTCGTTGCCAATCCACTCATGGAGGAGGGGCAACACGTCGGAGGCGTCGTTGGATTCATGAAGTCCATCGGTGCCCTGGTGGCGGATCACAGGCCGTCGTCGCTCGTTGTAATCTGGGAAGGTGGGGGATCATCACGTAGACGGGCCATATTTCCCCAATACAAGGACAACCGAAGACCTCAGAAGCTAAACAGGTTCCACGAGGGGGACATTCCTGATACGGTTGAGAACCGAAACTGGCAGGTGAAGCTCCTGGTCTCATTGTTGAAGTTCCTTCCAATCAGGCAGACCTATGTGTCGGATTGCGAGGCAGACGATGTAATCGGCTATATGGCGAGGTACCATTTCAAGGATAGGAACATCCTTATCGTTTCTTCCGACCATGACTACCTCCAACTCGTGGATGATCGTGTCCAGGTCTGGTCACCCACTCTCAAGGAGATTGTGAACTGTGACTTCGTCCAAAAGAAATTTGGTGTCCCACCTCACAATCTTTGTGTTACCCGCTGCTTCACAGGAGATGCATCTGACGCACTTCCGGGTATCCCAGGCGTCGGCCTGCGGACAATGGTCAACATGTTCCCGAAGCTTGCCGGTGAGGATGAACTCTCAGTTGAAGACATAATTGAATTGTGCGAGACCCACCCCAAAATCGATCGAATCAAGGCCCTGAAGTCGATCATGGAGAACAAAGAGGTCGCACGAAGAAACTGGCAGCTCATGAGCCTGGACGTTTCCAACCTCAGTGCAAGCCAAGTCCAGAAGATAAACACGTCATTTGATATTCCCATTTCGAATCCCGACAAGATGGGTCTCATTAGACAACTTGTGAAGCATGGGATCAAAACATTTGATGTCGACAGATTTTATTTGACCATCACCCTCAATCTCAGGAATTGAATGCGAGAGAATCTGGCCGCTGAGGCCCTCTTCAAGCAGTATGGAAAGCCCTTTCAGGAGAAAATCTTTCAAGGACTCCTGACAGACCACCACTGGGCAGCACAAATGACTGAGGTGATGAGGCACGATTACTTCGACCTCAGGTACCTCTCATACCTTGCTGACAAGTACTTTAAGTACCATGGCAAGTACAAGACATTCCCGACGATGTCACTCCTGATATCCATCATCAAGGATGACCTCTCACAGGGCAATGACACAATCCTGCGTGACCAGATTGTGGACTACCTCAGCAGGATGAAGTCCTCTCCTGACATGGGTGACATTGCCTATGTGAAGGAAAAGTCCCTGGACTTCTGCAAGAAGCAGGCACTTCGAGAGGCACTTGAGAAGTCCGTTGAGCTGATTGCTCAGGACAAGTACGATGCCGTCCTGGAGACGATGAAGTCTGCCGTGAGTGTTGGTCTTTCGGCATCAGTCGGCCATGACTTCTTCGAGGATGCCGAAGCTCGCTTCGTGAAGATCAATCGAAACGCCTGCAGCACAGGAATTCCGGCACTCGATGAAAAGTCCATCATGAATGGTGGCCTTGGAAAGGGAGAGCTTGGAGTTGTGGTGGCCAACACTGGCGTTGGCAAGTCTCACTTCCTCACGGCAATGGGATCGGCGGCCTTGCGCATCGGAAAGAATGTTGTTCATTACACATTCGAACTTACCGAGACCGCCGTCGGTATTCGTTACGACTCCAACCTCTGTGAGATCCCATCAAACGAGGTGCAGGATTCCAAGGAGGAGGTCCTCAAGAAGTACAAGGACATGGAGCTCGGTAGGCTTATCATCAAGGAGTACCCGACCGGCACTGCTACGGTGAACACGCTTCGAAATCACCTTGAGAAGCTTGCAATGAAGGGCTTCGTTCCTCACCTGATCCTGATCGACTATGCTGACATCATGAGGTCCAGCCGTGAGTATGATGCCCTTCGACTCGAACTGAAGCTGATCTATGAGGAGCTTCGAAACCTTGCAATGGAGAGAAGCGTACCAATCTGGACAGCATCACAGGCTAACAGGGAATCAGCAAATTCCGATGTGGTTGGACTCGAAAATATGTCTGAGGCCTACGGAAAGGCAATGGTTGCCGACGTTGTCCTCTCCCTTTCGAGAAAGGCGAATGAGAAGGCAACAGGCTCCGGACGCCTCTTCGTGGCAAAGAATCGAGCAGGTAAGGACGGAGTGCTTTTCCCTGTTCACATCGACACGGCAAGGTCTACAATAACAGTCCTGGACGAGAACGCACTTTCACTTCAGGAGGCAATGTCACAGGATGACAATGCCAAGAAGAGGACACTGAAGGAAAAGTGGCAACAAGTAATGAACGCAAAGTAAGGGAACAAAATGAAAGATTACATCAGGCAAAAAGCAATACAGGAGACTTCGGCTTACTTTGAGGGTGATGAACTCGCCCCAGATGTCTTCATGAAGTATGCGCTTAGAGACGCTCAGGATGATCTGCTTGAGACAAACCCCGACCAGATGCACCATCGTCTTGCCCGTGAGTTTGCTCGAATTGAGGCGAAGTATCCCAACCCAATGACTGAGGATGAGATCTACGAGCTTCTGAAGGACTTCAAGGACGTAGTCCCACAGGGCTCCCCAATGTCAGGCATTGGAAACTACTACCAGCTTCAGAGCCTGTCAAACTGTTTCGTCATTGAACAGCCACACGACTCCTACGGTGGCATTCTCTTCTCAGACCAAGAGCAGGTCCAGATCATGAAGCGTCGTGGCGGTGTCGGTTTCGACGTCTCCACCATCCGCCCGAAGGGTCAGCCCACAACCAACGCTGCAAGAACCACCGATGGCATCAGCGTCTTCATGGAGAGGTTCTCCAACTCCACCCGTGAGGTTGCTCAGGGTGGACGTCGTGGCGCCCTCATGCTCACCATCGACTGTCGTCATCCTGAGGTTGAGGCATTCATCGACATCAAGCGCGACCTGAAGAAGGTGACGGGTGCCAACATCTCCATACGCTTCACCGATGAGTTCATGCAGGCGGCTGTGGATGGTGAGGACTTTACACTTCGCTGGCCTGTCGAATCCACACCTGAGACTGCTGAGATCACGAAGAACGTGAATGCTCGTCAGGTCTGGGAAAAGTTCGTGGACGCAGCATGGTCCTCAGCCGAACCTGGCGCCCTCTTCTGGGACACGATCACCCGCGAAGGAATCGTCGACTGCTACCGTGATGTCGGTTACAAGACAATCTCAACAAATCCATGTGGTGAGATCCCACTGAGTCCCTACGACTCTTGTCGACTCATGGTTGTCAACCTGACCTCATTCGTCAGGTACCCATTCAGTGACAACCCCACCTTCGACTTCGATCGATTCAACACGGTTGTCATGAAGGCCCAGCGCCTGATGGATGACCTCGTTGACCTCGAGATCGAGTGCGTGGATCGCATCCTTGAGAAGATTGAGAAGGACCCGCAACCTGACCACGTGAAGAGGATCGAGTGGGACCTCTGGCACAAGATCAAGGCTGCCGGCCGGAACGGACGAAGGACAGGTCTGGGAGTGACAGGTCTCGGTGATGCGCTTGCAGCAATGAACATTCGATATGGAAGTGAATGCTCCATCACGGTCACTGAGGAGATCTACAAGGCTCTTGCTGTGGGTGCACACCGTTCGTCTCTCATCATGGCCAAGGAGCGTGGTGCATTCCCTGTATTTGACTTCGAGAAGGAGAAGGACCACACCTACCTGAAGAAGGTTATCAGCGCATGCAGCGGTGAGTACACAGACATGTGGAAGGAGACGGGCCGTCGTAACATCGCCCTCACTACCACGGCACCTGTCGGTTCTGTCTCATGCCTCACCAGAACAACATCCGGTATCGAGCCTGCCTTCCTCCTCTCTTACAAGCGCCGTCGCAAGATCACACAGGGTGACCTCACCTCCAGGGTGGACTTCGTGGATCCGATGGGAGACAAGTGGCAGGAGTACACGGTTTACCACCACTGGTTCAAGAAGTGGATGGATATCACAGGTAAGACCGACCCACAGGAGAGTCCATACTGGGGTGGAACAGCAAATGACATCGATTGGGAGAAGTCGGTAGACATCCAGGCAGCGGCACAACGTTGGATTGACCACAGCATCAGTAAGACCTGCAACCTTCCCAACTCTGCCACCAAGGAGACAGTCAACAATGTCTATCTGAAGGCATGGGCAATGGGATGTAAGGGATTCACGGTCTACCGTGATGGTTGCCGAACTGGAGTCCTCATCTCCAACGATGAGCCGAAGAAGGAGAAGAAGTCTGAAGAGGGACGTCTCACACCGAAGCGTCCAAAGTCTCTGGACTGCGACATCCATCGAGCAACCGTGAGAAATGGTGATGTCACTGAGTCGTGGTTGGTTCTCGTAGGATTGCTAGACGACAAGCCCTATGAGGTGTTCTGTGGAATTCCTGAGAACATTGAGATTCCCAAGCGATACAAGTCAGGCTCCTTGGTTAAAAATGGTAAGCGTGACGGAGTTGCAACATACAACCTCCTGGTGCCGGTTGGAGAGGACGACAATCTCATCTTCAAGGACGTCGTCAATCTCTTCGACAACCCCACACAGGGTGCATTCTCGAGGACAGTTTCCCTGGCCCTCCGTCACGATGTCCCACTCCAGTACATCGTGGAACAGCTTCAGAAGGACAAGAACAGTGATATGTTCTCATTCGCAAGAGTAATCGCAAGAGTTCTCAAGGGGTACATCAAGGATGGTACAAAGTCAAGCGAAAAGGGGTGCCCTGAGTGTGGTAACTCAGAGCTCGTCTATCAGGAAGGTTGTCTCTCCTGCAAGGCGTGCGGCTTCTCCAAGTGCAAGTGAAGAAGAAGACTTCGAAAAGGCAATTCGCAATCTAACTCAACCGGAGTATGCAATGAACTTCATCGCAGACGTTTCTCATCACATCAAGGCGGTCGAGCTCCGGGTCGACCCAATCATCATCCGTGTCAACAAGTTCGACGAGGAGTCGGCCAAGGAGTTCACGGACGCAATGAGCCGTGCACAGAACACCGGCCAGACTGTGATTCCCATCGTCATCGACTCCTACGGTGGTCAGGTCTACTCACTCATGTCAATGATCGCAGCAATCAAGGCCTCACGTGTCCCGGTTGCCACCATCATCGAGGGTAAGGCAATGAGCTGTGGAGCAATCCTCTTCAGCTTCGGTGCCGAGGGTAAGCGCTACATGGACCCGGACGCCACCCTCATGATCCACGACGTCTCCAGCGGAGCCTGGGGTAAGGTGGAAGAGATCAAGGCCGACGCGAAGGAGGTCGAGCGCCTCAACAAGAAGGTCTACGAGATGATGGCTCGCAACTGTGGCAAGCCCTCGGACTACTTCCTGAAGTTGGTCCATGAGAAGGGCCACGCGGATTGGTACCTTGACGCCAATGACGCGAAGGGTCACAACCTTGCCAATGAGCTTCGTATTCCGACACTCACATGCAAGATTGATCTCAATTACACGCTGGATTGAGTGAACCCAGCACGCGCAGAGCTCCTAATTAAGGTCGTCGCATGGAGGTTATTCTCCATGTGTTACGGTTTTACGATAGCTTATAGCTTCACTGATAATGCCGGTGAGTCAGCCGGCATCGTTCTTTTGACCGGCTCAACCCTTACTTTCCTACAGTGGGGGTTCGAGATACTCTGGGACAGGTACGCAAGACTAAGGACAAGAGATGCCATTTCAGGACAACAAGGTAGAATTGGTCGGTTGGTACGGTGGGGACGAAGTCCACGCTCTCTCAGCATGGACAAGCACAAGCCGAGACTTGAATCCCGACAAGATGAAGAGGATCCCACAGCTTCTCAAGATGCTTGCTGAGAATGGACATGAGACTCCTTTTGAGAAGAGCTCGATTCACTTCCTTGTGACCGTTGATACCGCTACTCACATTCACCTCCTGAAGCACAGGGTCGGCGTCTCCATCAATGGTGAGTCTGCACGGTACAAGGAACTGAAGGATGACAAGTATGTTGTTCCTGATGATTGGCCCACCGTTGAGAAGGCAAAGTACATCGCATTCATGGAGGACGCAATCATGCGCTACCATGACACACTCCAGCGCCTTGTAGACGGAGGCATGGATCGCAAGCGTGCCAAGGAGTCTGCGAGGTTCTACCTCCCTTACGGCAATCAGATCACGATGGACATCATGTTCAACTGGCGATCCTTCAATCACTTCCTTGGACTACGAATGAAGCCCGATGCTCAGAAAGAAGTGAGGGAGATCGCCGAGAAGATGTTAGATCTTGTTCGAAGCATTGAAGACAATCCTTTCAAGCACACGATCGAGGCATTTGGATACTAATGCGAGACGTTGTACTCTTTGATCTTGATGGCACACTAACACCACCGCGCCAAGGAATCACTCAAAAGAACCTACGAAAGCTTACTGAACTCTCTGCGTTTGCAAGGGTTGGAATTGTAACAGGTTCTGCACTTGACTATGTCAAGGAGCAGGTTCCGCTTGAGGCATTTGAGCATGGCGTGGAAGCGCTGCCGTGCAATGGCACTGAGCATTGGAAGTTTGTCAATGGTCACTGGCAGGCTCAGGCAGTCCCAAAGTCTATGATGAATCACCTGGGACAGGAGTGGCGTGAACTTCACCTCATTCTCAATACCATGCAGCGTGAGGTCATGGATAATGTTCGCGACCTTCCCCTGACTGGAAACTTTGTCTCCTCGCGGAGCTCAATGGTCAATTGGTGTCCGATTGGTAGGGAAGCAGATCGCTCAAGCAGGACCTGGTTTGAGAGTTTCGACGCAAGAAACGACTTTAGGCTTGGCATCCTCTCCCTGTTGAAGCTTCGGCTCATGACAATTCGAACCCCACTTATTGCAAAGCTTGGCGGATCGACCTCGTTCGATATCTACCCGGTAGGTTGGGACAAGACATACGCTCTCAATCACTTTCCAGATGAGACTGTCTGGTTTGTGGGTGACAGATGTCAGGCAAATGGAAACGACTATGAGATCTATGAAGCCCTCAAAAAGTACGGCCGCGCTTTCAGCGTTAATGACCACGATGAGACCGAGACAGTCATAGAAGATATCATGGGACATGTAAGACACGGAACTCCCTACTGATTGTAAACTCATCGTTTGCTATTACCATTCCAATATGGAGGCAAACGTGTGGCATCCCCCAAAGTTCGGTCTTATCCAGGAACGTTATTGGCCTGATCCCTGGAAGATTCTTGTTTGCTGCCTCTGTCTCAACCTCACGACGAGGAAGCAAATGGAACCAGTCGTTGAAAAGATGTTCCAGCGCTGGCCAAATGCAAAGTCCATGTCCGAAGCTGATGACTCAGAACTTGAGGAAATGATCAAGACTCTGGGCATGCAAAAGAAGCGCACCCAGACTCTCAAGAGAATGTCTGCTCAGTACCACGAGGGAAAGTGGTCTGATGTCAATCAGCTTCATGGTGTTGGAAAGTATGCATCCGATGCCTATCGAATCTTTGTCCTTGGTGATTGGCGAAGCGTCGAACCAAAGGACCACGCACTCACAGATTATCACAACTTCCTGAAGAATAATCACAGCGAGGAGTTTGCAAATGCCTGAGGGACCCGAGGTAGCAGGTTTCGTACGTTCAATTGGAAACTTCATCGGACAAGGAGTGCAGCTTCTATCAGTCACACCCCTGTCCGGTCGATACCTCAAGAAGCCGATCGAAGGAATCTCAGATGTGCAGTTTCCGATCAACATCATCGATGTGAAGTGCAAGGGCAAGTTCATCTACTGGCTCACGGATACCGACACAGTTATCTTCAACACGCTTGGTATGTCTGGCTCCTGGTCAAACCGCGAGAGGAATGCCAGAGTAAAGTTCGAAACTTCTGAGGGCAACCTCTTCTTCAACGATCCACGCAACTTCGGCACCATCAAATTCACAGACAGAAAGGGACTTGAGAACAAACTGAAGTCACTTGGTCCGGACATGTTGAATGAGGATGTGAAGCCGGAAGCATTCATTGAGAGCCTTCGAAAGCACCCTAAGTTTACCTTGGCTGAGGCTCTAATGAACCAGGGCGTCGTTTCAGGGGTTGGAAATTATCTGAAGGCGGACGCACTCTGGCTTGCCAAGCTTAGTCCTCATCGAACCGTATCACAGTGCACAGATGACCAGCTTCGATTCCTTCATGAGTCTGTGAGGTCGGTTATCAAGACTGCTTACGAGAATGGCGGATCCACGATACTCACATACAAGGGTTTCGACGGTGAAGAGGGAAACCACTCAATGCTCGTTTACGGTCGAAAGACCGATCCGAACGGTGAACAAGTCATCTGTCAGGAGACTAAGGATGGACGAACGACATGGTGGTGTCCTCGAGTCCAGCTATAAACTTATCTGACTTCATCCCTACAATGAAACTGGAGTGACAATGACAACATACAAGCTTTCAGACGCAACGATCATTCAGATCTCACGTCTCGTCCAGATGGCAATCCTCACAGGCACAGACGTTGTGGATAACCTCCGCACTTTAGTACTTCACACTAATGACAGTGGAACACTTGATCCTGATCCTGAGTTTATCAAGGGTTTCGAAGAAGGCATCCAACTCCTGCTGCAGAAGGCAAATGAGCTCAACGACACAACAACCAACTGATGGCCTGAAGCTTCTCTTTGAACTCCGTGAGGAGTACATGAAGAGGCTCACTGAAAAGACAGGATGTTACAGTGAGGGATGGCCCATGGACCTCACCAAGAAGTCATCCCAGCTAATGGCAAGGGACATTGTCCTTCGCGGAGTCGAGGAGATGTTCGAGGCGCTTCAGGAACTGAAGAATGCAAAGCCACATCGGCAGACCGACCTACCTCAGTTCAATGAGGATCACTTCCTTGAAGAGGTCGTTGATGGCTTCAATTATTTCCTCTCAGTCCTGATCCTGACCGGATTCACGGAAGAGGACCTCCTGAAGGCATACGTTTCAAAGCACAAGAAGATTCTTGAGAGGATTGAGAATGGGTACTGAGAGACTTGAAGAAGTAAGGGAACTCATTGCAATATTGTCACAGACCAGGGAGCTTGCGCAGTCTGAGATTGTAGAGTCCAATCGTGACCTACCTGCGTCCGACAGGCTCATTCGAACCGTCACAGGCTTTATTGGTGAGGTGAGGTCCGAGGCTTCGAAGATAAAGAAGGAAGATCTTGTTGCTCTCTATGAGGAGGCATTCAAGAGGATCGAGGACTGGGCATTGGGAGAGCTTGACAGGGTCCACTCTCGTCCTAAGCTTCTTGAGGAAAGGGAAAGGACGATTGCATCGATAGTCAATTTTCTCAATGAGAGGTCTGAGAGGTATGCTTCAGCTCAGGTACCTACGCCTGTGGAGCTCGATGATTCTTGGCCGGACGATTGACGAATCATTCTCCTGAATATGTAAGGATGTGGAGATGAGCATGTCCGAGACAAGATTCAGGAGAATGATTCGCAGCCTGATCGCCGAGGCTCTCGAGGAGGACAGCTTCACCTATGCAGTAGCAAAGGCAGCAATTGCTGGTAAGAAGACTGCAAAGGTCGGGGACAAGGAAGTTCCTGTGAAGATGTCCAAAGAGAAGGCACAAAAGATCGTCGATGAAATGGATGAGTACGGGTACTGACAGATCATGGGCAGCATAGACGCTAGAACTGCCCTGACTGAGTCTTTCATACCAGTCTCAGACGACAGAAGCAGGGAAATACTTCGAGTTGTTGGCCCACATGACCTGTATGTGGGCATATCTGGTTTTAAGACATCCAGCATCAACATCACTGGGAATGCTTTTGTATCCGGAAGCTTGGTTGCTTCAGGAAGCAGCATCATAAAGGGTAACCTGACGGTTTCAGGCACAATCTACGATGCCGAGGGGAATGCATATTCTGTGGGTGGAGGTGGAGGCGGTGGCGGTGCACCCACTACTGCAAGGTACGTAACCCTTGCGACTGACGCAACATTAACACAGGAAAGGGTCCTGACTCAGGGGACAGGGATTACAATAAGTGACGGAGGAGCAGGAAGCTCAGTCACAATTTCTCTGTCTTCACCTGTTGCTGTTTCTAATGGCGGTACAGGCGCCACAGATGCTGCAACCGCAAGGACCAACCTGGGTCTCGGAACAATTGCCACACAGGCGTCGAACAGCGTTTCTATAACAGGCGGCTCCATTGCAGGCATAACAGATCTTGCTGTTGCTGATGGTGGGACAGGCGCCTCAGATGCTGCAACCGCAAGGTCTAATCTTGGACTGGGCACAATCTCTACACAGGCATCAAACAGCGTCACAATCACAGGTGGTTCAATCACAGGAATCACAGACCTCGCTATCGCAGATGGAGGAACAGGCGCTTCAGACGCTACAACAGCGAGGTCTAACCTGGGATTAGGAACAATTGCCACACAGGCAGCCTCAAATGTTTCTATCACAGGTGGATCTGTAACAGGAATCACAGATCTTGCAGTTGCAGACGGTGGTACAGGGGCTTCTGATGCTTCGACTGCTCGAACCAACCTTGGCCTCGGAACTCTATCAACACAGAACTCAAACAATGTGTCCATCACAGGCGGAAGCATCACCGTCACTAAGATGTCAGGTTCACTTACAAAGCTCTCGGACGGTACTTCGTACATTATTGCTGGCACGAATGTAAATGTAGTAACTGGTTCGAACGGAGCTGTGACGATCTCATCGACCGGCGGCGGTTCTCCCGCAGGCTCCACGAACTCTGTTCAGTACAATAACGCAGGTTCATTTGCTGGTGTTGAGCCACCGACATCTGGCTATCGTGACGGTAGAGTTCTCGGATGGCAAAATAATTCCCTTGCGTGGGTATTCGGCGCTGCTATTGCTGTGACCCCAATGACTGTCGACGTTGCTCACTCCGAACAGTCAGTCGTATCTTCAACCATCGAGATAGTCTAATGCCAACCCGTTACTACATGGGATCTGCGAATGTCACTCCTCCGGATAACAACGGTTTCATAACGGCCCTGTACAATCTTCTGTCAGCAGGAACCGATTACTACGGGAACGCTGTTCCGAACACAGTTCTGTCCTGGACGAAAGATTCCACTACAGGATCACAGGCAATCTATTCGAACACATTTGGGCCCAGAAACTTCAGGCTTGTAGTTGCATCACAGGACTCAGGAACTCCGAGCCCAAGTCCTACAATGTTGGCGCCAGACACTTATTCTGCGACAAGAGTGCTTGTTGGCCTTGCTACAAACGCTGATGGTGCATACACAAACTGGTATGCTTCGTCTCCATTTCAATCAGCGGGCTTTGCAGGTCTCACTGCCTGGAGCACAACATCTGCAACAAACTCAACAAAAATCCATGCCTGGGCATCTGACAAAGGTTTTGCAGCAATGATTGAAGGTTCATCAAATGCAAATCAAAGATCAATGATTGCAGGTGCTGTGCTGAATGGGACTGGTCAATACTTTGAGTCTGACGGCTATCGATATGGAATTATCAATCAGTCGTGGCAGTTTGCCATGAATGCCAACTTCAGAATGAATCAATACTTTTTGAATCATAATGAGAACAATGGTGACTTTCATGCAGGGGCGTATGTATCAGGATCTTCAACTTGGGAGAAGATCGACACCTTCTGCACACCTTCTAAGACACCAACAAACACTTCTGGTTTCGGTAAGTGGGACGCAAGCAAGTATGCACCTGTTCCAATCGCGATGGCAAGGAATGATACGCCATTTTACACTGTGGGAAATTTGGCTGGCATCTATGATGGGCCAACTTCGACTTTCCTTTCGACAATATCATCAGGTGGTGAAGTCGTCTATTGGGGATTTTCTCACTCTGTTGCATCTGTTGGCGACACCGTATGGCTGTCGAAGACATATTAGGACGTAAGATGAATTCTATTGTTTCCTGCATCAAGGCAGCAGAATCTGAGTATGGATCGATAGAATCAATTAGATCCCCTGTCAGTCTCAAGGTCAAAGAGCTGCTTGAAACAGAAGGAAGAAGTGACCTCGCACTCATAATACAAGAGTCCGAAGATGAGAAACTTCACGTTGTCTGCTCAGGAAGAGAATGGCTGTGGGGTGGGTTTGACCTCAGGCATGCATGACACTGTTTACATGACCGTCATCTTCCCTTAAAAATTTAAAAGTTTCAGTGACCTAATTACCTCTACAGAGTGAACTGAGAAGATGGCACTGAGAGAATCACAGAGGAACCAGCAACTGATCAGGTCAATTGTGAGAAGGTTCCTTAATGAAGGTGGGCTGAAGCTTCCTCCACAGCACAGGAGAGACCTCACACCTGCCCTTGTGAGGGAGGCCTCAGAAGTCTACAGGAACTTCATCAGAGACTTTAATGACTGGCTCTCAGGGATGGGAATGCAGCCGCTGGACCCAATTCGACCAACAGGCTCATCCACACATGCCGAGAAGGATATCGTCGATCGTCCTGGTGCAACCTACGGTGACATTGACTTCCTCGTCTCGTTCCCAGTCGATTACACATCCGACGATCCCACAATGATGCGAAAGGAGGAGGCAGTAACGGTGAAGAAGTACACCGACCTCCTCGTTGAGTACCTCACACAGGTTCGACCCCCAGAGGTAGATGTTGACCTCACGGTTGGTGGTCATCCCCTCATGATAATCGTCAAGGTGCCATCAGGTGGCCTTGCGCAGGTCGACACTGTTGTAACACACCCGAAGTATTCTGAGTGGATGAAGGGAAGGTATACACCTGAGCGCGGCATCAAGGGCTACGTCACAGGAAACCTCTACAAGGCCCTCGGAGACTACCTGGTCCTCACCATCGGGACTGAAGGTGTGCTCGCTCGTCTCAAGGACGGACAGCGTGTTCCCTCCACACTCAGGGCAGGAATCACGTACAGGTCGATCTCAACTGACTTTCGTAACTTCTTCAAGGACATCGCTGACTACGTGATCGAGGGCGCATATGAACCCGATCCACTTCTCCTACAATACCCAGGGCTTGATCCAGACAATGTAAACATTAGCGACCTTGCTTATGGTATTGTAGGACTTGCGAGGTCTATGGAGAGGGCAGGTGATGTCGACGCTCAGGAAATGCTGGGCACCATCCTCAGGAACTTTGTCGACGGAATGGAAGACAACGTTGCCAGGAAGATGAAGAAGGACATCACACCAGAGCAGGAGGCAAAGATGCTTCAGCTCAACCTCACACAGGGTGAGCGGGTCCGGAGAATTTTCGGAGCCTGAATGAACTGGTTCACATCGGACCTTCACCTCAATCATCACAACATCATCGAGTACTGCAAGCGTCCGTTCGAGTCCACAAAGCACATGAACGAGCAGCTTGTTCAGAGGTGGAACGAGAAGATACTTGACAGTGACACCGTGTACGTCGTCGGGGACATGTTCCTTGGTGACCATACATCGGCGGCTCGCCTAATCAGGGACCTCCGAGGCCACAAAGTCCTCATCTCCGGCAACCATGACAGGTCACCCAGGACAATGAAGGAGTGCGGTTTCGCTGAGGTGTTCCAGCGCAAGTCCATCACCCTTCAGGACGGAAGACGTGTGATAATGTGTCACAAGCCCCTGCCTGACTCTGTGATTCGCGATTACGACATGCAGGTCCACGGTCACCGTCATTCCGGCCCCATCGTCACAGGACGAAGGGTGAATGTCTGTGTAGACCTCTGGGACTTTGCACCAATTTCTGAGGAGAGGCTGTGTGGAATAAAGCTTGAAGAACCCATAATCGACCACGTCGAGGTGACCTCCGCCGACGGTATGGTCAATGTGTCTGCAAATGTAAGGAAGGAGGACCTGGAAGGCCTAATAGACCACCTCCAGGATTACGCACGTACCCTCTGGTACACCGAAAGAAACAACTAATGGAAACCTATGGCCCTCTCAGAGAGTAATATCCAGATTGTCCGCATGAAGGCCCGTGAGGCCGGCGACTACCTCATCAAGAACATGGAGGACATCAATGACCTCCCAGCACTCAACCCGTATTCTTTCATATGGGACATGTTGAACCGAGAGCTCGGTCGCAACTACAAGGAGTGTGAGGACAACGATGTCCCGCAGATGATAGAGATTATTGAAGAGTATAAGAATAACCCGATTTAGGAGAAGAAATGGAAAGAGGAACGAAGGTAAGAGTCATCAACGAGAATGGCAATCCCTGTGCTGTGGGTTTCTATCTTGGTGAGGGAATCCCTCCACATGATCTGAACATGCCACATCCCACCATCAAGCATTTTGCGATCCAGGTCGAAAGTGAGGTGAGATACTACCCCACAGGCTTCAACACCCTTATTCCCGACCGTGCTTGAAGAGGGGTGACCTTGTCAGGAGATCAATAGTCTCCAACACACCAGTCCTTGGTGAGAGTTGGAGGTGGCCTCCTGACAAGATATTCCTCGTTACGAGGGGTCCCCATGAGGGGACAGTCTACTGGAGTGAGAGAGCCGCCACGCTGAGCATCGTCATTGATGTCATTGAACCAGGGACTGGCACCTCATACCTGAACCAGCCTATTTCTGACTTTTCCATTGTCAGGGGTTGAAAACCCATATCTCAAGGATTACAGTGAATCATGAAGGAATTCAAGACTCTACAGGGAATCCTGTCCGCACAACGTTCGTTTGGTGAGTTGCTGGACCAGTTTGGTCGTGATGATGAAAAGAAGCTGGAGCTCACAAAGACGCTCCTCCTCTCACTTCACAATGAGGTCGGTCAACTCACAAACAGCATCAACTTTCGTCACCACACAGAAGATCGTTTCATAAACAGAAACAAGATGCTGTTTGAGTCTGTGGATGTTGTGCGTTACATCACCGCAGTACTCAACACATGGGACTTCTCTTCTGAGGACCTCGAGGCTGCCATGCAACTTCGTGACTCCCAGCTCAACATTCGTCACAGGCTCCTTTCCCGAAAATGGTCAGGTGAACCTGTTGTCATTGTTGATGTCGACGACGTCGTTGCAGACTTTCGAACAAAGTTCTATGAATGGCTCGAATCGAAGGGTGTGAAGACTAACTTGCATGGCAAGGAGTACTACAACACCGATGCGATCCTTCAGGCTGGAATTGATCCCACAAACGTGTTTGAGGACTTTATCAGTGCTGGCGGCATGATGGAACTCGAACCTCTTGTCTGGCTTCGAGATGAGCTCAATGCAATGCGAAAGAGGGGATTCTGGATCCAGATCCTCACGGCGCGCCCACAGGAGAATCCAATGTGTGAGTGCGCCACATATGCGTGGCTCGAGCGTCACGGCTTTGAGGTCGATGGAATCGGATTCAGCCCTGAGAAGTACAGGTGGCTGACGCAGCAGGATTACTTCCTGAAGGGGAAGGTCATGTTTGCAATGGACGATTCACCAAAGCATGCCCTTGAGTATGCATCGCATGGGATTCGTGTACTGTCTCCACAGAAGACTTACAATGAACAGTTGGTCAATGTGAAGAACATTGATATCTACGACACACATCAAGATTTTCTAAACTCAGTCAACAATCTGGAGGTAAAGTGAGCATTTCGAATGGCTTCGGCAACATCAAGGTAACCATTCTCGACTCTGGAATCGAGAACCCGTTCCAAATGTTCTGGAACTGGTACCGTGAGACCTGGTACTCTCTTCGCAATCAGGAGTACGATCCCACGAATCCGAAGCACATCGAGGCCTGCAAGGAGGTCCTTGCCGGTACTGCACTTCCTGTTCCGCAGGAGGCCCTCAACTTCCAGATTCGTGTGGAAGGAATCAGTCGAGTCGGCCTTGCACAGTTCACTCGTGGTCGAGTTGGTTGGGCTTATTGCGTCACATCCCAGATGCCTGAAGCGATCGAGCACAATGTCACCATTCCTAAGAACATCTTCGAGCATCCTGTGTTTGGTGATCGTGCTGCCAGTATCGTTCGTGAGTCTCAGGCTCTTTATGATGAGATGGTTTCGGCAGGTGTTCCTCCTCAGGACTGCCGTTACATGACATTCCATGGCCAGCAGACTAACCTCGTCTGTGTTGTCAACTTCATGGCTCTTCGTGGTTACTTTGCCCGTCGTTGTGAGAACGGTCTTACCGATGAGCTCAACCTCATTGGTCGCCTCATTCGCCATGAGCTCATCAAGGCACACCTCAATGAGGATGGTTCTGAGAAGGTGAAGGGTTCCGGTTGGTCCACACTCCTCACCAAGCTCGAGGCGATGGGCGCCAACAAGACCTGCCTCAATACCGACAAGGTCTTCGGCAACACCGGTCGTGCTCCTTCCGCAGGCAAGCACATTCCCTCCCTCTCGAATCCTGAGAACCAGCCTGACTGGAAGTTCGATAAGTCCGCATGGTTCTTCGAGCTACAGGAGCTTCCGGACCACCTCCTCTTTCCAGGTGAGAAGGAGATGATCGAGGACTGGAAGACCATCGGGTATGAGGCACGAATCCGTAAGGTCGAGGGGAAGTAATGCCACAGCGGATCATCATCTACGAGGGTCCTGATCGCTGCGGGAAGACCGAGCAGGCCAAGGAGCTCAGTCGTCGCCTTGGCATTCCGTACTTCAAGAACACGGACGAGCACAAGTACTTTCTCAGCGACCCAAGCTACTTTCTCAATGCGATCCGCTATGTGGACACTTACTTCACCTCGTACCTCGAGTCCTCCGGCTCATCGGTAATCCTCGATCGTGCCTGGCCTTCCGAGTGGATATACTCCCAAGCCCTCGGAAGGCAGACTGACTTTGAGCTCCTTCGTCAGCTTGATGAACGTCACTCTCGTCTTGGAACTGTCATCGTCATTCCTCATCGATCCTCGTATGCAGGCGTCAAGGATGAGTATGACAACATCAATGACAACATCACCAAGATTCACGATCTCTACATGAAGTTCACAAAGTGGACCAAGTGCAAGACGGTGCTTGTGAATGTCGATGATGAGGACCTGGAACGCGAGATGCGAGAAACAATGCAGGGCCTCCTGAAGGCTTGGGTGTAGTATGGCAAAGGTTATTGAAAATTTGAGAGGCGACGACATGATTGTCGTCAAGTTTGAGATGCCCTGTGACGGAGCCTCACCAGGTCAGTGCATCAATGTCAACGGTCGATTCTTCGCTATAGCCGATTCGGATGAAAATTCTGCTTCGGTGCTTACCCGCTACGGAGGTCCTCTAGACCTACCGGAGGGAACGGAAGTGAATGTAGCAGGACCCCTTGGAAAGGGATTTCCTGTTTATGATTCATGGGATGCCGTCATTGTTTGTGGCGGCACCGCCACGGGTGTGGGATACAACCTCCTCAAATACAGGTCACAGCGCAACCTGAGGACTTGGTTTGTTTCCTACACCCGTGGCGGACATCCCCTTTCTTCTGGCATTGAATCGATTCGCGAAATGAAGGGAATTGAAACAGTCGTTGAATGGAACACAAAGAAGCTGGGTAGGCCGGACACTCCTTTCACACCGCTCAACGTGAAGGAGTTTCCCATCGGAACACAGGTGTTTGTTGCAGGACCAAAGGAGCTAGTTGATTCCTGCTGCTCCTGTGCTGAACAGTTTGGAATCGAATCGAACAATATCAATCTCAATTACTGAGGAGTCAAAATGAAAGTGTATCTCGCATCCGGTTGGTTCACACCCAAGGCTCTTGAAGAGGTAGAAGCCCTTGAGAATCTTCTGGCTGAACTGGATCTCAACGTGGCATCCCCTCGTAAGATCTTCATCTGTCCACCAAATGCACCACTTGATGTGCAGAAGGACACGTTCAAGGGCAATGTCGATCACATTCGAACTGCCGACTTCGTCCTTTGCAACACACGAGACAAGGACATGGGCACAATCTTCGAGGCAGGCGTCGCATACAACGCAAACGTTCCGATCGTCTACTTTGCCCAGGGCCTCACAGGTAACTTCAACCTCATGTTGGCACAGTCCGGTGTGAAGGTGACCACTAGTTACGATGAGCTCCGTGACTACCTGAAGCGTTCCATTGAAGCAGGTAAGCCTCTCTTTGAGCCGTATTACGGACGAATCGAGTAGTCTTCTCCCTGATCCTGAACATCGGGTTCCTTCCTAATAAGATTGATCGTCAACAAACGGTCAGTCAAGGAAGGAACCCGATGATTCTTTTACCCCCAAATCGTTACGCCTCCATCCACAACCACTCGACGTTCTCTCCTTTCGATGGACTCTCCGAACCTCGTGAGCACATCGACTTCTGCCTGAAGAATGGCCTCGATTCCTGGTCACTGACAGACCATGGAAATGGCAATGGACTTGCTCATGCACACGCGCATGCCAAGAAGCTGAAGGGCAAGGGTGCAAAGTTCCGCCAACTCTACGGTGTGGAGTTCTACTTTGTCCCCGACCTGAAGGAATGGAAGAAGGCCTACGACCTTTCGAAGGGTATCTCGGCAGAGGACAGCACCTCCGAGAACGATGAGGAAGAGGCTGGCCTTGTTGTCGAGGATGCCGACGACACTCGAACCGAGCAGATCGACAACATCAGTCGACGGTACCACCTTGTCGTGGTTGCCAAGAATCGAGTCGGCCTCTCCAACCTCTTCACTCTGGTCAAGAAGTCCTTCAAGGACGGGTTCTACAAGTTCCCACGAATCGACTTCAACATGCTCAAGGAACATGGTGAAGGCCTGGTGGTCTCCACAGCATGCGTCGGCGGCTATCCGTCCGGCATTATCTACCGTGAGTTCCCAGACCTCAAGTTTGACCAGCTCGATCCTCGACTTGTTGATGATGAGACCGTTCGAAACCGAATCAACAATCGACTTCAGAACATGGTAGATCGATTCACCGACTGTGTTGGACGAGACAACTTCTTCCTCGAGATCCAGTTCAATCGACTCGGCGCACAGGACCTCACGAACCGGTGCATGATTGACCTGTCCCAGCGAACAGGAATTCCCCTCCTTACCACTTCTGACGCTCACTACCCTGGTCCTGACCTTTGGGAAGCCCGTGAGATCTATCGCCAGCTTCAGCCTGGTCGAATGAAGATTGGTGAGGAGCCGAAGCCACTTCCTACGAAGGACCAGATCAAGGCTGAACTCTTCCCCAAGAATGCCGACCAGATGTGGGAAGAGTACCTCCTCCGACGAAAGGAGTTCAAGTTCTATGAGGGGACTGAAGATGTGGTTCGTTCCTCCATCGAACGTGGACATGACATTGCGTGGCAGATGTGTGAGGAGATCTGGTTCGAGGACACTGCAAAGCTTCCTTCGTTCTCCACATCTGAAAGCACTGCAATGAGCCAACTCACCAGCCTTGTGAAGACTGCCCTTATTGATGAGGGTCTTGCAACCAACAAGGAATACGTCGAACGTGCCAAGTTCGAGCTTGGTGACATCAAGCACCTTGGCTTCGAGAACTACTTCCTCACACTTCAGAAGGTGTTCAAGGTTGCCGAGAACCGGACTCTTCCAGGTGCCGGTCGTGGTTCCGGCGCAGGTTCCCTCGTCAACTACCTCCTTGG